ATACCTACGTAAGGTAGTCAAATCCAAAAGTAAATTATATATATGTGGTTTTTTTCCGCAAGTCATTGATTTACAGCGAGTTGTGAGCGTTTTAAGAAAATGAAAGATAAAACGAAAAGTAAAGTTTTTGATATTTAGCCGCTATTTGATTGCTATTTAATAAATGGTAAAAGGCGGGTAAATGCTATTTGAATGCTGTATGAACGCTATTTGAAAAGCGGCAATGGCAGTAAAAGCCCTGTATGGTTCTAAAACCATGCAGGGCTTTTGCTATTCGGGGAAGATGGAGAGGCGCGCCCATATTTCGTAGAGGGTGTGTATTTCGGCAGGGTCTATATGAATAGGCGAATAGCGGGGGTTTTCGCTCACACATTCAATAGACCCCTTGTACTGACCGAACCTACACCAGCGCAAACGCTTGATAATAGTGGTATTATCGCGTAAAACGCATACATATATACGGTCTTCGCGAAATTCGCTGCCTGCCGCAGGCGCAATAACAATGGTATCGCTATGCTGATAAAACGGCTGCATACTATCGCCATCTACGCTGATAGCGAAGTAGGTGCGACCGAGCGGCAACTGCGGCAGCCACAATAACCTATCAGGCATGACCTGAATCTGCGAGGGAATGCCGCTTGGATTCGCTAACGCACTCACCCCTTCTAACAGTATCACATTGTATCGCCCGTTTTCGGGCAAATTAGGATTTAGGGAGACATTTATATTTAGGTCGGGCATTAGGTCGGGTTTTAGGTCGGGTTTTTGTCCTAAAATTAGCCAATTTAAGTCTACTTTAAACCTGCTTGAAATACATTTAAGTACTTCAATGTTGGGTTCAGAAGTACCATTTTCATAGTTTTTGTAAGCACCTCTATTTATACCTAACTCTAACGCAAAATCTTCTTGTGTTAAAGATACTTTTTTACGTATTTCTTTTAATCTTTCACTAAATTTCATGGTTTATAATATATTGATAATCAATTAGTTATGTATTTATATTTTAAAATGTATTAAATAAATACAAAATATAGTCATATTTTAGTCAAAATTGTACTAAAACAATACAATGTATTGATATTAGCCGTATCTTTGCATTGTTAAAAGGGACGAACAATAAGCGTACCGAAAGCGAAAAACGGAATGTTAATGATTTAAAAAAGTAATATGATAGAATTTATCAAACATCGTTATAGTCACCCAACTGTTTGGACATACCAACTGAAGTTGTTTGGGTTCACTATTTTCCAAACTGCTTGGTACTGGAATGGTAAAAAGCAATTTGAAAACGGAGATTTTTTTACACCATAATCTTGATATGTAGCAATACGTTTTGTGCGTCAAGTACTTCAAAACGTACTAATGTATAACCCTGCTCGGTGTATGGCGCAAGCAGATTGAGGTCGCCGCCTAAATGGGCTGACACGATTGTAGATACAACAATTAGTTGTTCGGTGGGTAGGGTTTGATTGGTCATGGTATAAGATTTTTAGATAAGTTTAAACGCACCATTAAGGTAAGTTTAAGTTTTGGAAAGGCACAAACAAAAAACGGTTAGTTATACAGAACGCACCATTTGGGCGTAAAGATAGCGCAAAAATATTAAACAAACAAAAAATAATTTAAAAAAGTAGTATGCAACAGAACACGCAAACAAAGGCGGAACGTGACCGCGCCGCAAAGGAGGCTTTTATGCGGCAGCCTTGCCCGAAGTGGGAACGGAATAAGCATCACCCGCTTTATGCGTGGTTTGATACAGGCGATATGATGCGCTGTGTGGAGCCGCTAAAAACGCGCACAGGCAAACCATTGAGCCGTAACTACCTTAGTAATATGCTGACGGGTGTGATAGATTGGACACCGATGGAGGGGGATAGAGGCGATACGAAGCGCAAGATTATGTGGCGTGTGAAGGAGTACGTATGGGCATTGATGCAAACGCCTGGACGCAAGCCGCCGCCACCTGAAAAAAAGGCGAAGATGGTGACGAATTTGAAGAATAAACTAAAACGCCCTCTGTCCCCCAAAGGGGGAGGACAGTAGGTACAAACAATCCTTTGCAAATGGAACTACAAGATTATACCAAAATGGAGCGGCTTTCGGAGGAGTGGAAGCAAGCGGTAAGTGAGCAGGTAGATGCGCTTTGGGCGGCTACAGGGACTACTGACATGGAGGAGTGGGCTGATGAACTTCGCGCCAACTTTGTACATTTGATTTTTGTCAGTGAGTATCATCAGTCACTAAAAGGCTCCGAAGTCCATGAGTATCCCGATAATTTTGAGGAGGACGGGCAGGAATGGCTAAAAGCCGTAAAAGTATTAAAGCGCGGACAGGACTTTTTATTTGACTAAACCAATTTTTTAACAATTATAACCAATTTTTAATCATGCAAAACGAAGTAATCAAACAACAAAAACAGGCAGCCGCTGACTTGGTAAAAGCAAAAGTGGCAGAACTGAACACAGCGGTGCTTGCCGCGCAAGACTTGGGCTTGGAGGTGGACGTTTACTGTAATCGCCGTTCAGATGTAAGAACACAGATATTGGAAAGGCTGCCTTATTAGGCTTGGTTGTGCGCTTTGATAAGGGCTAACAAATCGCGGCTAAATTCTTGTTTTCTGCGGATATGCTTACTTAGGTAGTCGGCATCGTTAGTTTGGAGTTCGTCAATAACGATGCTTAGGTCATCATCATTCATTTTGGGATTGCCCATTTTGGCGATGATATGAAAAGCCAACAGGCGTACCGTTTCCATTTCGGCTTTGACCTCCAAAACCTCTAAATGTGTAGCGACCAAAAGGTCGCGCAGCCCTTCTAAAGTGGCGGGTTGTTCGCAGAGGGTTTCCTCTAATTTAGTTAAAATTATCATGTTGATAAAGTGGTGTGGTGTGCGTGATAAGATGTAGAAGGCGTAAAGGTACGCCATGCCGCTTTATTTTTTTAGAAAAATTTTAAAACCAAACCCCGCCTGCGGAAAGGCGGGGACAACCGACCAACCTATGAAACTAATAAACAACGAAGTGTGGCTGTGTTTTGAAGACCTGACAAGTGTGGGTATTTCGGAAGGTACAATAAAAGATGCTAAGTATAAATCAGCATCTGGTTGGGAGTTTTTAGACGACCCTGCCGATAAGCGCAAGGTGCTAATCCGCTGGGCAACACTCAAAAGCAAGTACCGCGATATAATAATAGCGCGATATGGCGAGCCGATAGAGCGCATCAAAGGGCAAGGCTTGGCGCAAATGCTGGCGGTGGATAGTACAGAGGGCGCGGCTTATACCCTGATAGTACCGCAAAAGGAGATGGTAAGATTGCGGCATTTGGCTTGTATCTTAAAAATCTATAATAGCGTGGGCAAAGATAAAGAAGCAGTGCAGGCACTCGGTTTGGGCGCAAAGAATTTAAAGGATTTGGTAACAATATTGCGCAAGTATGCAGTGCAGGAAGGGTGGTGTAAATGGGAGAACGATGCGATATTGGTGCGTAATGCTAAGAAGTATGCTGAAGAAGGCTTTGCGGCATTGTTCAGCAAAAAGTATGGCAATACGAATAGCCAAGTTGTGAACGCTACGATATGGACGCAAATCGGCGAACTATATGCGCTGCCTACGAAACTGAATGCGGTGCAAATACAGGGCTTATTGCAAACGAAACACGGTGTGACGCTTTCGGTATCGGCTGTAAAAAACTACATGAATGAGCCTGAACTACGCGCCCGATACGAGGGGGCGCGGAACGGCTATCAAGTGCAGCGAAACACCTTTGATGTAGTGATTAAACGCTACAGACCGACACAAAAAGGAATGTTGTGGGTAATGGACGGTTCACCGTTTGAGTTGCTTTACAAAGACGAGATTTATAACAAAAAGAAAAACGAAACAACCGTAAAAATAGGCACGATGACGCTACTACTGATGATAGATGCGTATGATGATAGCACAGTGGGCTGGCTGCTTTGCGAAAGTGAAACGAGCCAAAATGTTAGGGATTTGGTGCGGCAATGTTACCGCAATACTGGCTATTTGGCAGCGCAAATACAGTCTGACAATAGTAGCGCAGTTAGCGGTAACGGTATGGTGGATTGGTTGCGCTCGGCTTTCGGACGCTTTACACCTGCCGAAGTGCATAACGCAAGAAGTAAGGTAATAGAGCAACGTTTTGGTAAGATTTGGACGCAAGCAAAGGTGCTGGCAAATTCGGCAGGCTTGGGTATTGGTACGCGCACACAGAGTAGTAAAATGAACCAAGACTGGTTGGCTGTACTGCGCAAGGATAATGCGCTTTTGCCTGATAGAATGGGTTTGTTTGAGCAGGTGGCAGGTGTGTTGGCAGTAGGGCAGGCACAAGGCACAGCCCCTACATACGATGGTGTACATCGTTTTGATGCGATGCAAAAAGCGGAAATGCTGTACGAATGGCGTGGAAAAGACGGTGTGGCGGTGCAAAATCCGTATAAATTAGAAGCGCGTGAAACTTATACTTTTACGAATAAGGGCTTACTGATGACGGTAGATGGCGAGCAGCAGACTTACGAGGCTGGCGAGTATAACGGTGGCTTGGATATGGCTTTTTATACAAAGCACATTACCAACAAGTTTTATGTGAAATACGACCCTGCTGATTTGCGCGAGGTGCTACTCGTAGATACGAATGATAAGGCAGTCGGTTTGCTCCATACTGCGCGACAAATGCCAATGGCTTTGGCAGACCGCAAAGGGAATGATAGTGCCGTGCTTGGGGTGCGTTTAGCACAGAAAAAAGAAGTACAGGCAGAAGTGAAAGCAACCATAAAAGACCAGCAAGCAAAGGCGAAAAAACACTATATAGTAGAAGATGCGGAACTACGCGCTCGCGGTGCTTTCGGGCTGACAGACGGCGCACAAAAAGACGGGCTGAACGCGGCAGAGGAGCAGATAAAAAGCCTCTCCCCAGCCCTCTCCAAAGGAGAGGGAGACGCAGCAGTACAGGCGGAAGTAGTGCGTACTAAACCAATAGGACGTAAAACAAATGCAATAGAAGCAGCCCCTGTAGCGGAGGAAAAACCGAAATACAAAGGACGTATTGCGATTAGATAAGCAAAGTAAAACCAATTTTTAAACCAACCAAACCAAATCAAAATGGCAAATCCAAAGAACAACAAGGCTACTGCGCGTAACCTAACAGACAGCCAAAAGCAGGATATTGTAGGCATTATAAATGGCTATATTGAGCGTAGTAGTGGCAACAAATTAGCGGCTGCGAGTGGTGTGAGTAGTGGCACTATTTCGCAAATGATAAACAACGAATGGTTGAAAATATCGGACGCGATGTGGCTCAAAATCAAAACGTTCATCGTAGGTACTGACTGGACGGTATATGAAGAAGCATCGGGTATATCGGAGGTTTATCAAGCCTGTGAGGACGCTAAACAAAAGCAACGTATGGTGGCAGTAAGTGCTTATACAGGTGCAGGTAAAACAACGGCATTCAAGTTTTATAAGAACGACCACCCCGATAATACGCATTATATCTGTTGCAACTTCTTGATGAAACCAAAGGATTTATTGCACGAAATTGCGAAGTGTTTTTTGGTGGAAATCACGAAAAAAGATACCGAAGTATTGGCAGAGATTGTGAAAAAAGTGAGTGCAAAGGAGCATTATGGCAGTCTGCTTATACTTGATGATTTTGCAAAAATGGGCGATGGTTGCTATCGTATGCTGCAACTTATCTACGATATGACGGAGTACAAACTCGGTATTGTAGTAGCAGGCACAGAAACACTTTCGGAGTATGTGACGCGCTCGGCGACTAAAAACAAGATGGGCTTTAGAGAAATAAAACGCCGTTTGGGTGTGATGCGCGATTTGCCTTTGCTTACGCACAAAGAGATTGATGCGGTCTGCGAATTGAATAATTTGACAGATGCCGCTATTATTACACAAATCAAAAAGGCAGGCGTGACTGACTTCGGTACGCTGAAGCAAATGGTGATGGATAGTATATAAACCTTATTTTTTAATCTTTTATTTTAAATTCCTATGGAAGCAAATATGAGCGCATACCACCCTTATGGCGAAGAATGGCAGGCAGAAATGATGAAAATACCCAAGAAACATTTAGTAGAAATGCTTAAAGAAGCCTTGCAATCTGATAAAGAAAATGCGGAATTTCTAAAATATCTAAATCAAATAAAAGAACTTGAGACGCAAAAAAACCGTAAAAATAACGTTCATATTCCTAAACTATCCTAACCCATGCAAGCGGTAAAAGAACAAACCTCCCAAAGCCGCAAGGCTGCGCAAATCAGCGTAGATGTGGCATTGCAGCGTCACGATGTAGAAACGCTTACGGGCATCGGCACGGAGGCGCAACAGCAGCACCTTTTTGATGAGGGCTATAAACTGGTGCATCATTTTTTGAAAGGCGATGCCAGCCGCTCGGCGGTAACGGGTAGCCCTGTGTATTGGAAATGGTGGCAGATACAGTGGGCGCAAGCAGACTATACTTTTGTGAGTAGAGTGCAGTATAGCGACCATTTTGCAGGGCATAGCATGGAGGCATTGGCGGCTATTTGGCTTAGTACGCACAGTATTGAACAGCAATTGGAACCCGAAGAAATAACACGGCAGTGGCTTACAAATGGGTTTTATAGCGTGATAGAGGGGATAAAAACCCCCTAAATCCCCCGAAGAGGGACTTTTATAACCAAACCTTTCACCGGGCAACCACAAGGGTAGCCCCTACAACCAACCAATATTATGACCGAATTAAAACCACACCACAAACAAGGCGATACGCCGAATCCTGTGCCTTCCAATGCTACTGTACAGGTGCGCCGCGAACACGCTGCGTTAGATTGCTTGTATCTTTTGAGCCATCTTATTCGCAATAGCGATAATGCTATGCTGAATAGCGAATTGACGGATATGCAGGTGGCGGTGGAAGACTTGCACAGTAGCCGCAAAAAATGGGTAATGCGTGAGTTGCACGTGATACATATCAGCGACTTGGTGACAGAAGGCATCACTACACTACCACCGCCTGCGGCTGAGGACTTGGTACTGCTCTGCCAGCATTATTGTACGCTGACGAACTGGGCGGCAGCCGTAAGCCCCGAAATACAGGTAATGATAAACACCTACGCGAGTAATGTAGGTTTTGTGAAACCCGAAACCATTATGGATTTGCTATGGAAAGAGTAAAATTGGAGATGCACCGTGACGACTTGTTGTATTTGTTGCAATTTTTTAAAAATGGTGACCCTGATGCGAGCAGCGATAAGTGGACTTATTATATGATAAAAGCACAATGTACCGCTTTTGTTATGCGCTTAGAATCCTTGCTTTTGAAATATAAGCAAAAGAAAGTCATTACAAAAGTGCTGACTTTTACGGTAACGGAGTGCTGGATATTGGAAATGTTTTGCCGCTCGCCGCACCCAAACGCTGTAAACGATGTGTATTTTCAAACGCTTTTGCTTACGCTGGCGGCTGAATTGGATAAACAGATAAAACAGGTGGCGGTATGAGAAAACTATGGACAGACGCGGAACGCGCTTATTTGCGCGAGCATTTTCCACATAGGCAATCGCAGGTAGTAGCCGATGAGATGGGGCGCAGCCTAAAAAGTGTACGAGCGTATGCAAATCTGCTTGACCTGCACAAAACACAAGCGTTTTACGATGACCCTAATTTGAGTGGTCGCTTGAGTAGTAGCGTGGTGCGTGATAATAATATGAGGTTTAAGAAAGGACAAACAGGATTTAATAAAGGTAAAAAACAGCACGAGTATATGAGTGCCGAAGCGATAGAACGGTGTAAAAAAGGGCAATTTAAAAAAGGTAATATCCCACCAAATACAAGTAAATACGGCGATGGTGCGATAACTGTACGTAAGACACACGGTGTTCCGTACAACTTTATAAGAGTATCGTTAGGCAAATGGATACAATTAGCACACTTTAATTGGGCGCAAGTGAACAGCGAAGTTCCGAAAGATATGGTTTTGCGCCATATAGACGGCAATACGCTGAATGACGATATTAGTAACTTGGAATTGATAACACTCGTGGAAAATATGCGCAGGAATAGCATTGCGAATATCCCTGAAGAACTGAAAGAAATTACTTATATGATGATTGCACTCAAATCAACCATTACACGTCAAACTAAAAAACGCAAACGGCATGAACAATGACGAATTACGCCGCTTATTTGCGGCACAAATGCGCGCACTGACGGACAAAGACCTTAGCAAACAGGACTTTGAAACGGAGGTAAAACGCGCCGAAAGCATGGCTAACTTGGGTCATGTGATGCTGAAAAGTCAGCAGATAGAATTACAAGCAATCCGCGTCTTGAAAGACGAAGGCTACAAGTTTAATCGTCCTTCGTTTTTGGCTGACGGTAACGATAACGATAAACCTCAAATTTATTTAGAAGATGGCAAGTAAAAAATTTAACGTTGGCGACCGCGTATTCATTTGGAAAAGAGGTCGCGAACCTGTGTCGGGAACGGTTTTTAAAATCGGCGAAAACAAAGCGGAAGGCTATTATTATATAGACCTTGATAATGGTGACCGTTTGCTGTATGCAGAAAAGGAGTTAGCCTTTTCCATTTTGAAAGATGTAATAGAGCCGACAGAAACGCATACACCTTACCACCTTAATTGGTGGGAATCCGAAAATAAAGATTAGTATGACAAAAAAACTAACCACATACACCTTACTTATACCGAATCGTAAACCTATAAAGGTAACGTATAGGAACGGTATTCAAAGTATGCTTGATTTTGGCGCAAATGTACTGACAGCAGAAGGCGTGGAAGCCCTTTGGCAGGTAATACCGCTACACGAGCCAAAACCCGAACAACTAACTAAGGCATTTGCAGAAAAGTATAATTTGGGCGTGGAGGTGATTGTATCGGAAATAGATACCAGTTTTGAAGCGTTTTGGGAACGCTACAATTTTAAGGTCGGTACAAAGACCCGCGCTGAAAAGCATTGGGCAGCCCTTAGTAAAACCGACCGCATCGCAGCCATAGAATGGATAGCGGTGTATGATGCGGAACGACCGCCCTACCAAGCCAAATTGCACCCTGAAAGTTATATCATCAGTAAACGTTTTAAACCATGACCGCAACCCTTAACAAACGCCTACACGCCGTACTTGCTGCCAATAACCTTACGGGCGACAAAAAAGAGTATGCCATTTATGGCTTTACGAATGGGCGCACGAGTAGCAGTAAGGACTTGACAGATGCGGAAGCGAAAGCGTTTATTGCAAGTTTAGCCCCCCTTAGTCCCCCCGAAAGGGGGGAAACCGCAGCGACCAGCGAAGCCGATGCCGCAAACAATAAGCGGCGCAAACTCTGCGGCTTGGCGCACAATATCGGCTGGGTGGTATATTGCCCGACAAAGGGCGGCTACAAGGCAGATATGCCGCGCTTATACGGTTGGGTAAAGCAGTACGGACACCTCGCGCCTAAAGCCCTAAAAGACTACACTTCTGACGAACTGAACAAACTGATAACACAGTTTAAGCAGGTACAAAAAAGCGAACTGAACAAGTAATATTTCTAATCATAATTTTTAAAAACTATATTTTATGGCAAAGCAAGCCAAATTAAGCGCGGCGGAAGAACGCGCACAGTTTGAACAGAACTGTACTGCACTTACAAAAGTGTTTCAAAACCAAGCAGAAGCGGAAACGATGCTGGACGATTACAAAACAGAGGCGGCTGAAATCTCTGCTAAAATCAAAGCATATTTGGAAGCCAACGATGCTACATTTTTTGATAATAAAAAAACGCAAACAGTCAATGGTATTACGCTCAAAAAGACAAGTACAAATACGACTGTCGTTGAACTTGAAAAAGATGCGTTTAGTCAATCGTCTTTTAATGATGCGTTTCCAACACTTTGTACGGTAGAACTTTCTACGGCAGCAGTCAAACTGCACTGGGGCAAAGACGAAGTCAGCAAAGATGAATTGCGCGAATTGGGTGTGAACGTCACTACCAAAAACACTACTACTTATAGCATTAAAAGTAGTAAGCCGTAAGCCGTAAACCTAAAAAACGGGAGGTAGTGGTGTAAATGTAACCGTACAATGTGCAGATGGTAGGATTAGCATACCCGTTTTTATTCACAATCACAGTATTCAATCACTTTTCAAATAGTAGTTAAACAATGAAAAAAATCCTTTTATTTGCCTGTTTCGCAATGCTCGCGCAGGCAGGGCAGGGGCAACAGGCGCAGGCAGGGCAGGCACAAGGCACAGCCCCAACAGCCCCAACGGACGCACCGCTCACGCTACAGGAAGACGTATCGGCGCGTGTAAACCGCCACTTTTCGCACTACGAAGTCATGTCGGATATGAATGTATTGGACACTTCGGGTAACGAGTACAGTATGCTTTCGGTCACGCAATTGGTGGCAACACAGGCGGCAACAGAGTACCTGACACACGCGCAGGAAGCCCGCGAACTGCTTAACCCCGCTGATGCGGGAAAGGCGCAAGGGCAGCCGAGCGGCTGGAGTGTACTCTTTTTGATGATAGTAGGCTTGGGTTTGGGCGTAGCCCTCACGCTGTCCGCCTTCGGGCATCTTTTAGATTAAACATTGGGGCTTGGTTGCCCTTGCAAATTGGCTGCGCAGGAAGCAGGCAGAAGGTACGATTCTGTATTGGGGTTCAAATCCCCACCATTTGCCACATAGTTTGGTTTTTAGGACGCGGACGGTACGCAAGTACAGGTGCTTATTGGTTGGCATTGTCCGCGTCTGAATTGACCCCCTCTGTCCCCCAATGGGGGAAGACAGGCGGAATAACTACACAAAACGACTATTGCAATAGTATTTATATCACATTTTTTTTAACAATTTCATTTTTAATAGCATCATGGCTAAACTAAAAATTGACAGTGCCGACCTCAAAAAAGGTATGGACACGAACACGGCAGCAAATGTCAAAATCGCGCAAGATTTTGCGGATTTCAAACAAGCGCAAGCGGATAAAGCAGACGCTGATGCGAAAGTTATCGCTGACTTGACCGAGCGTTTGGGTAAAGCGGAAACCGCAAATGAGGACTACAAAACGCGTATTGCGGAGTTGGAAGACCTTACTTCTGAGGAAGTAGAAGCGTAGAAAAAAAGGTTGCAGTAGGAGCGGCATCGCAGCAGTTACGCGGTGTAGGGGTTCAAGTCCCTGCCTTTTTCCTTTTTTTATCAATCAAACTTATCAACCATGGCAGCAGTAAAACGCTTGGAAACGAATGACGACACGGTAAGCGTGTACGACCTCGTGTATGACAACCAAAACCCGCCTCAAGTAATCGGCGAAGCGGAAACCATTTATGGCAAATACAGTAGCGGTATTCGTGCTAAAGTGCGCACCGACTCCAGTACTGGCTATACTTTCATTATTATATTCGCCCTTATCGGGCAGCAATACGAGGGCGTTTTGCGCGCTACAGACGACCCGAACAGCACCGACTACGATACGCAAATAGGCGGCTACAGTGGCGCAAACCAGCAGATTGGCAAAGCAGCCAACTACTGCCGCAGCGAACTTTTTAGCGCGACCGTGACGATAACGCCGTAGCAAGGGCAGGCACAAGGCACAGCCCCTACACCAACCGCAAACCGCAAACAAATGGCACGAAAACGCAAACCGAAAAACCGCACCAATATCATACTGCGCAACCGCGCTGTACGGGCAGAGCATACGGCACTCTCCGAAAAATGGCGCGGCAAATACCGCTCTACTTATATCGTGGAGTTGGTAGCCGCTAAGTTTTACCTATCGGAAGGGCAGGTATATACTATACTGCGTATGCCCGATGAGCCTGTACCTGTGCAGCAGGTGCTGTTTGAGTAACAAAAAAGCCGCCTGCGCACGAGGCGCAGGCGGCTTTTTTATTTATTACCATACAAATGCGCCTTCGGGTCTATAGGTTTATTTCGCTCATTTTCGGCGGACGGGCTAAAATAAGCGCAGCGAGTAGTACTCAATCGTGCAAGGCACGTAAGCGAATGCGCACACTCGGGTTAAGGTGCTTACAGTTAAAGGCTGTACTGGGTAGGTTCAAGTCCTGCGGCACTACTAATTTTTAAATCAAATCATAATACCATGAAACCAAAAGCCAAAATCCTTGAATATACAGGTAACCCTTTAGTTGATACTGCTATTGAAAATGCGCGCTTAGATGCGCTCAAAAAAATCAATTTTTTGCATAATGAAATGCAACGGAACTACCACAAGGAATATCAAGAAATTTGGAATGAATTTGTAGATTTTACTACAAATTACGCTTCGCGAGAAGAAATGTCCAAAAAATGTACGCCCAATAGTTTTAAAAAATCAATGGACAAGTATAATGCGGAATGTGATGTTTTTACAAAAAAATTAGATAAAGCAAAAAAAATGATGTCTGAACGTAATTCTGAGTGGCAATATAAAACTTATTGCGAAGCCTCTGAATTATATCAACAACTTACGCACTTATATGGAGTGACTAAGAACATTAGACGGCACACCCGAATATTTATAAAAGGCGGCTACCTTAATGGTTACAACTTGACATTTGATTTTTCTAATGCGCACGAACAATTGCCTGAAATTTCTTACACTGACTTACTATAAAGACAAAACGAAAAGTAAACTTTTTTTAAAAAAGTGGTTAAAAGTAAATAAATTTATTTACCTTTGCAGTATAATATTAACCATAAAATTTGTTTGATAATGGAATTATTTGACCCAGCCTTTACTTAATATCTCTACTATGGATAATTTTGCGCAAGTAACTCGCATATTACCGAATGGCAAAGAAATCATAGATATTAAGTTATCGCGCTTTGCTTGCTATTTAACGGTAATGAATGGTGATGTCAAGAAACCTGCTATTGCATTAGCCCAGGTTTACTTTGCACAATTAGCTGGTGCAGTACAGGATTATTTGTCAGAATCGGATAAAATAGAGCGTTTGGCAGTACGGAGTGATGTTTCAGAGCGTGAAAAGACTTTGGCAGGTGTTGTGAAAAAAGCGGGTATTTCTAATTATGCTTATTTTCAAAATGCTGGGTATAGAGGTATGTATAATATGAGTATTAGTACACTACGCTCAAGACGTAATATTGATAGTGGGCGTTCACCGATAGATTATATGGATAAAGATGAACTTGCTGCAAATCTATTTCGTATGACCCAAACAGAACTTAAAATTAAACAAAATAATATTACAGGTCAAACCCGATTAGAGGCTACCGCAGAAATAGTTGGCAAACAAGTAAGAAAGACAATGATTGAAATTAGTGGCGTTGCACCTGAACACCTGCCAAAAGTAGAAGATATAAACGTAGTTAAAAAGCAGTTTAAGGAAACTAATAAGGCAATTCAAAAAATAGATAAAAAAAGTAAAAAGTAAATTTTCACTAAATGAAAAAGCCCTGTACTCGTAAGAGTGCAGGGCTTTTTTGCGTTTGGGGCGTTGGGCGACCACAAGGGTACGCCCCTACAGTTCGGTCACAATATCAATAGGGTTGATGATGGTATCGGTAATGATGGCGGTAACGGGTAGATTGTGCGGGTCGGGTACGGCTTGCTCAATATGGCAAGTGTAATCTAATGTATCAATACGCAGTTCGTTGGTATTGGTATCGTGGTGGGTAGCGGTGTTATCTAAGGGGTAGAAACAAAAGGTGCAGCCGCCTGCGCCTCCGAAAGGCGGGGTGCTGATATTGATACTACTGTAGCCTTGTAGGTACTCGTTGATGGTATCAATAAAGGCGAGTTGCGCAAAGGCTTGGGTTTGTCCTGCGGCTTGTACGGGTATGCCTGCGCCTACTGTACCGAGTGGTGGCAAATTGGTGGTATAGGTATCCATACCTATCGTTTCCTGTACGATGTAGAGTTTTATGGCGGCTGTACCGCTTTTTACGTCGTTGAAGGCTTGCTTCCAGTCGGTGGCTATTTCTATGAAAACGGCAGGAAAACGGATAGGGTTTTCTTCTGAAAGGCGGTCTATTTGGTTGTTCCAAATGTCCACCCAAGCGATGGGCGACCACGAGGGTACGCCCGTACTTGGTGGTGGGATAGATAGGATACGGTCGCGGAGCGCGGTGTATAAGGCGGTGAGCATACTTGTTTGTGATTGGTGGTTGATTTGTGACTGATGCGGTGTGTGATTGGCGACCACAAGGGTACACCCCTATTTAAAACATTCGGCGATTTCGTCTTTTACGAGTTGTTCTAATTGCTTTTGTAGGGTTTGGCTCTGCCCAATGTATTGGCGTTTGGGTATTGTAATTTCTTTGGCGAGTGCCATGTTTTTCCAAATATCGGCGGCATCGTCGTGGGCATCGCTGGCGGCGAATAGTTTTGCCTTTGTTTTTTTTGCCTTTTTGCCTATTGCGTTGGCGTAAGCATAATTTACATCGGAGGCTTTGCGGTTTTTGTAATACATTGCCCAAAAGAAACGCCTTTGTTTGGGCGTGACTTGTACGGTTGCGCCCTCGTTTTGGGCTTGCGCGTAGGGTTTATCTGTGCCTACAATGACGCTTGCACCGCGTCCTGCGGCAGGGCTTATTTTGCGTAGTATGCGGATAGAGGCGCGCAGCTGCCCCGTATCTACGAGTATGCTGCGCCCTTTGCTGCGCTGCGCAAGTGTGCCGCGCGCGTCCCATTTTTTGAGACCGCCATCGTCAAAGCCTTCGTTGCGGAAGTTGTTATTGACGAATTGCACACCAACTACGCCCATTTTGGTAGGCAGTTGTTGCATCATTTTATTGAGGTTTTTGGCTATGTCGTGCATAGATTTGCCTCTGATTAGTTTGAGCATTGGCGGGTGGGGGTTAGGGATTGGGTGGACGGTGTTAGTCAGCGATTGATAGTTCTGTATCGCGCTCGGCACGTACTAATGCCTCTTTGAGCGCATTGGATATATCGGGTATTGCTTCGCGGACGGTAGTGGTATAAACATTCACGACACCGATTAGGGGTGCGTTGTTGTTTAGTGTAACATTGCGTATTGCGCCCTGTGTGCTGCCACCGCTGCCCTCGCTTTTTTTGCCTTTATCAATAGCGTCGTTTACGCCTTTTGTGTTTTTGCCATCGTTGCCCTTGGGCATAAGCGGTGGCTTTTTGCTATTGAATTGGTTTTTGAACCCGTCCATGATATTGCCACCCATTTCGCCTACGCTGGCGATGCCGTTTTTCTTATCGTATAGCCGTTTTACATCTTTATCGTTAGCGGTATCCATACCCAAGCCGTGCATACCAGATTCTAAAAAGGCATTACCTGCCTTTGAGAAATTGCCTTGCATGGCTTCGGATATACCGCGTATAAAATCGGCTACGGCTTGCAGGCGTTTTATAAAAGGATTGATAGCCATTTCTATAATCGTGGTAAACACACCGTTCGTACTGAACCCAAGCCCTGAAAACGCACTACTGATATAACTGAATATTGGTTTTATGGACTGCCACATTGCCATAAAGGTATTGCTGAGTGCGGCAATGGTTTCGCGGAAAGTGACTGAATTTTGGTAAGTGTAGTAAATAGCCACACCGAGCGCGACCATAACGGCAACGGCTGCGCCTATCGGGTTGGCAGCGAGGGCGGTATTGAACGCCCATTGTGCGGCGGTCATGATGCGGGTGCTGATGGATAAGCCCGAAGTGGTTGCCCAATGGGTAGCTAATGCACCCGTCGCCAGCCCTAACTGTGTGGCGAGTGTGGTGTAGCCGCCTTTGAGCAGTTCTAAGGCGGGGGCAAAATCGGCGAGGGTTTGGAGCGCACCGCCTGCCATATTCATATAGGGTAGCCATTGGTTTGTACCATTAAACACGGAAATAGCGAAGTCATCAAATTTGGCTTTGAGCATCGCCATTTTGCCGCTGTAGGTATCCATACGGATAGCCGCCATTTGTGCGGCTACCCCATTTTCATCTACTTTTGCGGTCATGGTGCGTACTGCATCGCTGTTTTTGATGAGTATTTGCGCGGCGTTTACGTTTTCTGCGCCAAAGGTTTTGGCTAAAAAAGTAGTATCACCGAGTTTGCCTTTTAGGTGGTCTAATGCACCTGCTAAGCCTTGTGTTTTGACATCAACGCCTTTGATGCCTTCGGTTTGCAGTTTGAGTAGAACGTTGCGCATAGCAGTACCTGCTTCGCTGCCTTTGATGCTTTTCTGCGAAAGCACCTCTAATGCGCCCGTCATTTCTTGCATAGAAATGC